TCGAAACCTGCGCGGAGTTATAGACGAGAACATCGTTAAGGATCCAGAGCGCGTTTGAGTATCGGATTCCCGTCCCGTCCTCGTTAAATACGGTCGGAGTTCCGGTAACGCTTCCGGCGGTAACGCTTCGATCCTGAAACACGAAGGAGCCTGTCGCGTCGATGTATAAAGCACCGTACTCCGAGAGTTCAATCGTCTGGAGAGCCGCGAGACTCGTCCTAGCGGTTCCCGGATCAGCCTGCATAGTTGTCCTACCCGCGTCTATATCCCTCATCGAAGAAGGCCACGCTATTTGGTCGAGAATCTGATTAACACGCGTTCCCGAAAGATTACCGGCGGCCGCTCCCGAGACCGTAGAAATCTGCGCCATAGTAGCGAGTCGAAAAGCGTCCACGGCCGTGATTGTGGTATAAACGACATCAACGGCGTTTAACGGAGTCGTCGTCGAGTATCCCGTAATGTATCCCGAAAACATGGGATAAGTAATTCCCGCCGAAGTTCCGGAGATAGTTACTTTTCTCATGGGATCGAGAAGGCCGAAATAAGGCCCCGATGTGTTCATCGGATTGAAATTGCCGTTCTGATCTACGATTCTGAGAGTGAGAGTTCCCGTCTGAAACTGGTCGCTCTGCGCGTTTCTTCCGCGAGCTATTTCGACTCTATCGACCTGCGAAGATACATCGACGATGACGGAAGTTGAGTCCGCGAGCGCGTTAATATCTAATCGACCGACATCAAGAATCATCGCCGGAGCAAAGCCGGGGCCGGTCGAAAAGTTTATAACCGCGTTAATAACCGGCTGGCTCATTAAATCGCTCCGGCGTAGTCGAGATTGTTTCCAAATCGGTTGTTATTCTGAATCGCCTTCTGTACCGCTCGCGCGAACTCCTCGCTCGAAGTCGTACTTATCGGAGCGTTAAAGTTAAGGACTATCGTCGAATCGTTACTGCTAGCCGTACTCGTCCCCGCGCTATCGGGTAGAAGATTTATAAAGCCGCCCCACTCTTCGCCTTTCGGCATAGTAGGAAACTCGGGAAGCGGAACGAAAGGAGTCGGAGAGGGCCCGGTCTTAGGCGTAACGATAGTCGGGACGCCTTTAGCTAGGGTCGCGAGATAAGTCTCTAAAGCCGCCTGTTTTATATTATCCGCCGCCGTTTGCGCCGCGCTTATCTTCGCGATACTCGCGAGTCGTTGGATAGTTAATTCCTGATCCTGAAGCTTCTGCGAATAAGTAGAAAGTAAAGCTAAACCTCCGGCGTATTTTATCGCGTCGTTATAGCGAGTCCAGGCGGCTTCGTTCGCCGCCGCTTTTTCTTTATCGGACATCTTCGATTTCGAGATAGCGTCCAACTCCGCGAGGAGCGTCGTATTTATAGAACTTAATTGTTTTTCCGTGATAGTCGTAATCCCGGAGAGTTTCGCCATGTCGCTATTCTTCTGCCACGCGGCTAACTCTTTCATCTTAACGAGGATTAAATCCGCGTCTTCTAACTGAATCGCCTGTAATAATTCGAGGCGAAGTCGGGTCTCTTTATCGACGGACATCTTTAAGGCGGCGACTATTCCGATCTGTTCCAAGTCGAAGAGAGCGTTTCCTTTAGCGAGGGTTTTCTTATTCGCCGCCGCTTTTTTATCGTCCGCTTTTTTCTGATTCGCTAACTTATCCGCCGCCGCTTTATCGGCGGCTAACTTTCTCGCGGCGGCTTTAGCCGCGTCTTTCTCGTACATCGTTCCGTAAATCCCTCCGTATTGCTGAGGGCCGCGAGCTTTATCGAGCGCGCTAATTTTATCGTAAGCTTTTTTAAAGTCTTTAAAGGCGTCAAAATTCCCGGTCGCTAAATCTAAGAGAGAGGGTAGCGCCGCTATTAACTGGAGTTCGCGGCCTAACCAGACAATAAAGTCTTCGGTTCGTTTCGCGAGCTTATCTATATCCGAGATCGTTCCCTCGAAGTTCCCCGCGCTAGAAGCTTCCGTTAAAGCCTGAATGAGTCCCTTTCCTATCGTTTCGCTCGCGTTCGAGGCGGCGACATTTAAACGATCCATAGAGCCGGAGTAACCGTCGGCGGCGGTTTTAGCCGCTCCTCCCGACACTTTCTCGATCTGCTTTAAAATATCTTCGAAGCTCATCGCCGCAATCTGCGCCTTGCTTAATCCGATTCCGTACTTTATAAGACCTCGGGTATTCCCCGCATAAGCTTTCGCGAGAGCGTCCGAGGTACTCACTACGCTATCTCCGGAGAGCGCGGCTAAATCGAGAGCCGTTCTAAGTAGTTCCTGCGACTTTAAATAATCCCCGGTCGTTGTAACCAGTTTCTGATAAGCCGGACGAAGAAGATCGTCCAGGACTCCGTACTGGGTTTCTAACGAAGCTATAAAATCTTTTACCCGCTTATCCGCGAAATGGAGTCCTAGATTATCGAGGGATTTACTAAGAATCTTCGCGGCTTTATCGTCTTCGACGAAAGCCTTAACCGAGGCTTTTCCGTACCGAATTATCTGCGCCGTACCTAAAGCGAGCCCGAGACTCGAACCTAATCGAACGGCGGTTTTAGAGAAACTTTTTAAACCTTTTTCGGCTTTCGTCAAGCCTTTCGCGTCGAACTCCGTGAGAAACTTAATCCCGATCGTCATTAGATATTACCTCCGAAGGCTTTAATCGAGTCTAATCGGCCCTGCGTAATATATTCGACGCGTTTCATTCCGGCTATTATAGACTTGATAAAGCGACCGTTATCGTTCTCGACGGCTCTAAAGATTAAACGGCCTTCTTTCTTTCCTCTTATCTCTCGCTGGTTGTCTTGTTTATCTATCTCGTCGATAAACCAGGCTCCGGCGTTCGGGTTACGGGAATGCGATACTTTTCGATTTCCCGGAGAAGCTTTAGGGCCTTCCCAAGGTAGGCCTTTATTGCCCGTCACGCCCGGATTTATTCGTCCCGCCGTTTCGTAGATAGCTCCGGCCGCCGATTTATTTCGGAGTTCGTAGAGAGTTCGAAAACCTCTCGAATTAGTCTTAGAAAAGCCGGTATCGTAACTTATTCCGCTCTTAACCTCTCCCGCTTGATATAGCGGAAAGGTACGCGTAGAGAACGCCGAAGTCTGCGCCGTAATCTTTCGGCCTTTAGTAGCTACCGCCCAGCCGTGTAAGTTATCCGGAAGGGTAGTAGGAGCGAATCCTCGCGCCGTCGTAACGAGAGCCTTTAGCCGATTTCGCGCGTCTTTATCTAGTTCCCTCTTTAAATCCGGAGCGAACTTAGCGAGAGCGCGGCGAGTTTCTCTAAGGCCTTTTACTTCGACGGGCACGAGAAGCTCCTTCCGCTCTTTGCTTTATAACCTGTAAAACTGCGGATAACATTCGAGAATCCCATTCGAGAATCTCGTTCGGCGAGATATGGAGTTCCACCGCTAGTGAGGCCACTAGATAGGTGAAGGACTCCCGATCTATTTTTTTCTAGGTTCCTCGTCGTCTATTACTTCGACGGATTCTAACTCGACGAGAAACTCATCTCCGAAAAGAGGAATCGTTAAACCGGCGCGCCGCATACATTCCCAGGCAAGCCAGTAGATGTCTCCCTGGCGTTCTTGATCCCGAAACTGCTTATGGATTCCGTTATTAAATTGCTTTTCGAAAGCGTATTCGATAGCCGGAGTTATCTTTAAAGTAGCGACCTCCCCAGAGGCCCTAGTTATTTTGAGGCAAGCCATTTTTTTATCCTTAGAACGCGACGGAAGGAGAAACTACGAGGGCCGAATTAACGGTAAAGGAGAGAGAAGACATCGCTTCGTCAGCGACTCCGCCGGATCCGATAGGCGTCAAATTATTGACGAGAATCGAGAACTGATAACTCGGATTCGTCGCGGAAACGACGGTTCCCTTAACGGTGATTAAAGAGACCGCGAGAGTCGTCCCGGCGGCGGCGTTTAAAGTCGCCATGACGGAAGCGGCGTCCCAGTCGTTAAAGAAGTCGATCGAAAGCGTCGCGGCTTGAAGACCGGCGGCGAAACGATGTGAAGTATCACCCATCGCTGTTACTTCGAGCTCGTCGAAGACTTGCGTTAAAGTAATCGCGGAAACCAGCGATGAGATGTCAATGCTTGGAACGGTAGGAGCGGCCGCAGTAGCGAGTTTAACGCCTACCTTATTATTCAGATATATAGTCATTTTTTATTCGCTTTCTTCTTCGGTAGGAGCGGGTGTCGCTTTTCCTGTTTTCTTTTCGTCTTTTACTTGGCCCGTCTTAATAAGAAAAGCCAAATCTTCATCTGTAGCCATTTTTAACTCCAACTCGATAGAACGGATATGGTTAGATCCTGCGTTAGTAAAGCTCCGGAAGCTAGGTCGAGAACGGTCGGAGCGGATAAATTACCAACATTAAATGTTAGAGTAGAATCCGCGAGTTTATTAAACACGACGCGGCTAAACTCTTCGATTCCCGCTAGGTTTCCCTGGTTGTCGAGCATGGGAACCGTAATAATTATTCTGAAGTTCGCTAAAGCCGGAAGAGAGTTTTGCGAATTATTCGACGGCTCTAAATAAGGATCTCCCGGTGAGACGATAACCGAGTTCGCGATAATCGTTGGTGGTGGAAAACTAAACGTGCTCCAGACTCCCGGGTTCGCTAAGATATCGGCGATCGTAGTCCGAAGCGTAGTAATCGCGGCGGTAGGCATTAGCCGACCATCGACGACGGCGAAGTGTACGGAGCAAGAAGACCGCGAATTTTGCCCATTAGATTATTACCCATTCGATACGGATTCGCGGATAATCCGTCTATCGAAACTCCTCCGGTCTGCGAAACTTGTCGCGCTTGCCAGACATCAACGGCCAACATCATCGCGGCCTCTCGAACGGCGGGAGTCGCGGCGTAAGCGACGGCTTTAAAGTCCGGGCCCGTAATAGTTCCGTAAGGAAGAATAAGGTGCTGAGGATCGTTAGCGACTACTTTAGCGAACTGAATAAACGAGTAACCGCGCGGATAATTATTAGGGAATCCCATAAAAAGATTATTCGTCGAGAGGGTATAAGGCCCCGTCCCGGTAATTGTCTGAGCTCCGTTATAAGTAGAACCGGCGTTAGCAATCGTCACGGACTGGCCTACTACGAAAGCTCCGGAGGACGCGATAACTAGAGTCGCGATGTTAGACGAAACTCCGGCGGATACAACGGGGACTCGGTTAAACCATAAAAACTGATCTATAAGGTCTTGAGAGGTCTGGCACACTTCTTCGACGGTCGCGGAAGAGTAGAGCGTCCCGATTCCGAGGTTTGAACGAAGTTCTGCTTCGGTGACATAAGTCGCGGCCACGATTTCCTCTCTTTCTAAAGGCTCCCGGAGCTAGGGCCTCCTAACTCCGGGAGCGGCTTAGGGTTTTATCAGGTTAGGTTGAAACGCTGGATTCCTCCGGCGACATTAACCATAGTGGCCATATAGCCGTAGATAGCGACCTGAACTTGAAGGTTAGAAACGACATTCACGCTCATGTACGCGGTAGGGCTCTCGAAGACCGTAAAGGCTTCCGGAGCGATAATAAAGGCGGATTCGTCGATAGTAGTGGAAACCACGTTGCGATCGACGAAAAGGTTGAGGTCTAGGACCATTCCGCGAGAAGAAGTCGCGGCGGCGTTTCCACCACTATTCATAGGATTTCCTGCATTATAGATAGGTCGTCCCGTTGAATCTGTCGCGCCCAGAAGAAGCGACCATTGTGAGCTACCTGCTAGATAATTCTTCGCGAAGTAAGAAGAAGCTAGATAAGCGGCTGGAGCGGCCTGAGAAATGTAGGAAATAATTCCGGCGGAAGTAGCGGCGACCGCAGTCGCTTGAGTTCCACCTGCGGTGAGAGCCGTAATAACTGCGGCGTCGGTTACCTTATCGTAATTGTTTTGAAGTTCACGAGTAATCGCGTCGAAGAAGCCGGGATCTGACCGCTCAAGCAATTCAATCGAAATGGTCTGCATTCCAGAATACTTGCTAACACTAGAAGTGAGATATTCGGAAACCGCGTCGGTATTAGATACCGCTCCGCCTTCTGCTTCCACCGTTGTTGTTGGATAAGTCGTGAACTTAGGACGATTAATCGTCATTCCTGAGGCTGGAAGAGTCTGCTTATCGACGCACTCCATAGCGGGACGGCCGAAGTTTCCCTGAGTCGAAACAATCGACTTTAGGTACTGCGTAGGAGTAAATCCGAGTCCGGCGCTAGAGAAGTCATCGGCGG